ATAGTGCCTACGGTCTCTGGTATTATCCTACAATTAACAGATTTGTTGATGAGGATAACCATATTCTACATGATTTTCATGACTTGTTTGACGTCTGGCAACTCGATGAGTGGAAAAAGACGAGAAAATACGGCCTTTTGGTCGACCGAAATGGTATGTTATGTGAGTTATACTACTTGGAGCCAGAGACCGAAGAGCACATTTTATCACATGCTTGGTTATGTATAGATGAACACGATTCGCTCGAAGCATGGCAAGCAGCAATTAATATGGAAACCGAAAGGAGCAGTTATCATGAACAAAGTCGCAACTTTTATCCTTAGTATCGGGTTGTTTGGCGCTGGAGTCGCAACCGGGTATTATATTTGTAAGAAGCGGCTCGAGGAAGACTTCGATGCTGAAATGGAAGATTATAAGGAGTATCTCGCGGAGCAGTTTGCCGCTAATGCGGCCGATGAACCTGAATCCGAGTATGAATCTCCTGAAATCTCCGACGAGAACGATGAAGAGCGCGAGGAAAGTCTCGCGAAGGCCAACCAACTCATTAACAAGGAGTTATATTCTGAACCCAAGGGCCGAGCCCGCATCAACTACAACAAACCGTCGATGGAAGACCTCGCTAAGCGTATAGAGGAGGAAAAAGAGGAAGCCGCGGAAGAACCTCCTGAGCCTGAAGAGCTCGAGCGGGATGAGGATTACGAGGCAGAGTTGGAAGCTGCCGCAGAAGCCGAAGTCCTGAACCGCTACCACGCTGAACAGAACGGCGAACCGTATCTTATCAGCTACGAGGAGTATGTTGATGGCGTCGAAGGTTATGAGGCGCAAAGCCTGTACTTCTATACCAAGGACGGTGTTCTCTGTGAAGACGACGATACACCTATTGCGGACCATGCGGTTCTTGTTGGATACGACTTCGAGCGCAAGCTTGAGATGCAAACATCTGCTTTTGTCCGTAACGACGACCTTATGACCTTGTATGAAATTCATCGCATTGTTCGGTCTTATGCGGAAGACGTGGCCGGAGTCGCTGAAACCCCTACCGAGCGGGAGATGAGAATCATTAGCCGCCGCAAAGCTGCTAAGGATGCAGATTAATCCTGGACTATAATAGAACTTAATGAAAGGAGAATCTATTATGAAGCCTAGCAAAATGATAGCGATTATCGGAGGTGCCCTGATTGGGATTTGCGGATACGTTTGGTGTCAAGTAAGTGCAGCAGCGGCTCATAACGAAGGTCGCCAAGAAATGGCGGGGGACATCGTACATGTGCTCACCGACATTAAGGACGAACTCGACAGAAAAGAAAAAGAGAAAAATGAAGAGGTTGAGGGCTAACAAGCCCTCTTCCTTTCGGAAAGGAGCAAGATTTATGGAGCTTGAATACAAAGATTGGCTCATCAACGAGCTCCGAACCTGCAAAGATGGAGTGCTTCTTCCTTACAAGAGACTTTTGAACCTTTTATGGGCTAAAGAGTTCTATGGAATCCTTCCGCACGACGAAAATAGAGCGACTGACGGGGTCCTTTTAAGGACTCAGTACGCCAAGGAGCTCCATATAGACGAAACAGAGATGGATTTCGGTTGTTGTAGGGTCTTAGAAGCCCTTTTCGGAATTGCTTTTCGGATGTCTCACGAACTTTATGGTAGCCAATGGGCTGAAGACTGGGATATTCGGAACCTTTTCTGGGTCTTGATAGAGAATCTCGGGTTAAAAGGTTTCACGGACACCAATAATTGCAAGGATAGAAGCATACAAATCCACGAAATCCTTGATAGGTGGTTGGCTCGAGAGTATTCTTCCGATGGAACCGGGAGCATCTTCCCAATTTCTTGTGGTAAGGACATGCGAAAGGTCGAAATTTGGACGCAAATGGGTTTATATTTGAGAAACAGATGGCCTATCTGAGCAAAAATACTATAAATACTAGTATTTTAGGCCCTTTTATGTTTTCCTATATATATTTTTTCTAAAAAAAAAAATATGTGCATAAAGAAAATACTGTCAAAAAGTAGTATTTATAGTATTTTCCATGCATAAAACCGTCATTTCACCAAAAAATCGGCATTTTCGGCTAAAATATGAAGAAAGGAGGCGAAAATGTGGATTTTTATCGAATTCTTGAGAAAAGAGCCGCTAATAACAGTAAAAACAGGGAAGCCGGGCATGTAGAAGTATACCCCGACTTCATTGTCGGTCGTTCAAAGGACCTTATGATTCGTGGACATTCATTCTACGCAGTATGGGACGAAGAACAAAACACCTGGCTCACAGATGAGATGGAAGTCATTCGGCTGGTTGACCAGGATTTATGGAAACACGCAAATAAACTGATTGATAAGGGTCAAACTGTTTCCGTGAAGACAATGTCGAGCGATGAATCCGGAGTTTGGAAGAAGTATGTTAACTTCATTAAGAATATGCCGGACAACTTCAAACCGCTTGATAATAAAATCATGTTCCAGAATGACAACATCACACGAGCGAGTCGGTCATCACATCATCTCCCGTATAATCTTGAAGAAGGCGAATGTAAGGCCTACGATAGACTGATGAGTGTGTTATATTCTCCCGAAGAACGAGACAAACTCGAATGGGCCATAGGAAGTATACTGTGTGGGGATAGTAAACACATTCAAAAATTTATTGTTATGTATGGCGAAAGTGGAAGCGGAAAATCTACATTCCTTAACATTCTTCAAAAACTGATAGAAGGGTATTACATTTCGTTTAACGCGAAGGCGTTGGCAAATTCTTCGGCGCAATTCTCTACCGAAGTGTTTAAGACGAATCCACTGGTTGCCATTCAACATGACGGTGACCTGTCCAAGATAGAAGACAACAGCACATTGAACTCCATCATTTCTCACGAACCTATTGTAATAAACGAGAAGCATAAGGCGCAATATGCAATGGCCGTGCAATGCTTTTTGTTTATGGGAACGAACCGACCGGTTAAAATCACAGACTCTCAATCTGGTATTATTCGAAGATTGATTGATGTGACGCCATCCGGACAAAAAGTGAGTGGTTCGGAATACAAACGATTGGTTCGTGAAATTGATTTTGAACTCGGTGCAATTGCGAACCATTGTCTTAAGAAGTATGCTGAGATGGGCGAAGATTATTATGATGATTATCGTCCGGAAAAAATGCTTTATGAGACCAACGCAATTTACAACTTTGTTCAGGAGAACTTCTTGGTCTTTCGTGGTATGGATTTCGTCAAACTTTCGCAAGCCTACGATATGTACAAACAATTCTGTCTTGAAGCCGGAGTGCAGCATCCACTAAATCGCCAGACTTTTCTCGGTGATTTTCGAGTATATTTCCAAGATTACAAAGCGCAGTATCAGACAGAAGCTGGCCATTTTTATCATGTCTTTCTCAACATTAAAGAAGATATGTTTGAAAAGGTAGCAAAACCGAAAGAAAAAAAGAAGCCGGAAAAAAGCTGGCTGGAATTCAAATCGGATAAGTCGCTGTTTGATTCACAATATGCGGATGCGCCTGCTCAATTGACGAACTCTATTGGTAATCCGCTGCAAGCGTGGGATAATTGTCATACAACCTTACGTGATATTTCAACCTCGGAGTTACATTTCCTGCGTTTAGCGGAAAACCATATCGTCATCGACTTTGATTTGAAGAACGAGAAAGGAGAAAAAGATTATGAAAAGAATCTTCTAGCAGCCAGTAAATGGCCTAGTACATATGCCGAACTTAGTAAATCGGGGGCGGGGATTCATCTACATTATATATATGATGGAGATGTGAACAGGCTTAGTCGTATTTACGAGGAAGACATTGAAATTAAGGTATTTACCGGTAAGGCATCACTCAGAAGGAAACTCACCAAATGTAATGATATTCCAATCATGCATATTTCCTCTGGGTTACCTGAAAAGAAAGGAGAAAAGATGCTGAGTTCAAAAACCATCGAAAACGAAATGCACATTCGCCGACTCATTGAAAAGGGTTTGAACAAAGAAGTGCATGCAGGGACAAAACCTAATTGCGACTTCATATTCAAAATCCTGGATGACGCATATAAATCTGAAATGTCGTATGATGTAACGGATATGCGTAGTCGTGTGTTAGCGTTTGCTATGCAGAGCACCAATCAAGCAACATATTGTGTGGACCTCGTTAATAAGATGAAGTTCACAAGCGAAAACACAAGTGAGACTGAAGTATCACCTGACGAGTTCGTCTTTTATGATGTGGAAGTCTTCAAAAATCTGTTCCTGATTTGTTATAAGATTGCCGGCCCTGATAATGAAGTCGTCTCTCTTGTTAATCCAACGAGCCAGGATGTTGAGAAACTGTTCAAATTCAAATTGATTGGATTTAACAACCATCGATATGATGACCCTATTCTGTATGCCAGATATCTTGGATACACGAATGAGCAGTTGTATAATCTTAGCTCAAAGATGATAACCAAACAGGGTTCGCTCGCTCATGGTTTTAGAGAAGCCTATAACATTTCGTTTACGGATATTTATGACTTCTCATCGACAAAACAAAGTCTTAAAAAATGGGAAATCGATTTGGGAATCCATCATCAGGAATTTGAGGTCGACTTTAATGAAGCTCTTCCTGAAGAATATTGGCCGAAAGCAATCGAGTATTGTTGTAACGACGTTATCGCCACTGAAACTTTGTTTTATGCCAGAAAAGCTGATTTTCTTGCCAGAGAGATTTTGGCTGACTTGGCCGGTGGTAAACCGAACAACACAACGAATCAGTTAACCACTCGTATTGTATTCGGTAACGTTAAGAATCCCGAATTAGTGTATACTCATTTGGAAGAGACGTTTCCGGGATATGAATTTGTTCGTGGCGCCGATAATAAAATGCATAACATGTATCGTGGGACAGATGTTGGTTTCGGTGGATATGTGTATGCTGAACCTGGTATGTACCATAACGTTGCACTCATCGATGTTGCGTCCATGCACCCGACATCTATCATTGCGATGAATTACTTCGGCGAGTATACAAAAAATTACCAGGGTTTGTTGAATGCCCGAATTGCAATTAAACACGGTGATTTGGAAACAGCAAGAACAATGTTGGGCGGAAAGCTTGCACCTTATCTGGAAGATGAATCCAAGATTGAGGATTTGGCTTATGCTCTAAAGATAGCGTTGAACAGTGCATATGGTTTAACCAGTGCTTCTTTCATTAATGCTATGCGTGATACACGAAATGTCAATAATATTGTTGCTCTTCGTGGAGCATTGTTCATGCGTACACTTCAAGACGAAGTCCAAGCTCGTGGTTTCACAGTTGTTCATATTAAGACAGATTCGATTAAGATTGCGGATGCAACTCCTGAAATCATCGAGTTCTGTAAGGAGTTTGCAAAACAATACCAGTATACATTTGAACATGAGGCAACTTATGAAAAGATGTGTCTGGTCAATAATGCCGTTTACATTGCAAAATACGGATGGGCGGAAAAAGCTAAACTCATTGGTAAATGGACGGCAACCGGAGCACAGTTTGCGGAACCATACCTCTTCAAAAAATTATTCAGCAAAGAGGAGGTTGTATTCAACGATTATGTCCAGACGAAATCTGTGACAGCCCCTGCTGCTATGTATCTGGACTTTAACGAGAATCTTCCCGAAGACGAACATAATTATCGTCATGTTGGAAAGGTTGGAGCTTTTGTTCCAGTACTTGAAGGAACTGGCGGCGGCATCTTACTTCGCGAAAAGAACAATAAGTATGATGCTGTTACAGGAACAAAAGGATATCGTTGGAAAGAAGCAGAAATTGTTAAAGGGTTGAATCAACTGGAGGATGTTATTGATATTTCATACTACAGGAAACAACTTGATGATGCAGTTGAAGCTATACGCAAATACGGAGATGTGGAGACCTTCCTGGACGATTATGATGACCCGGAAGCTCCATATCCCGAAGAAATGTATCCAATTGGTTTCGAAGATATACCACACCCACCGGCAGTTGCACATGCAACTATTAAGAAAGGAGCATAACAATGGCTAAGAAAACTGATAACAACTATAAGGTGAACGACCGTGTCACCATTTACAACGCGAAACTCATGTTCCGCAATTTTAGCGGAGAGGAGACGCAATATAATCCGAAAGGAAACCGCAATTTCTGCATATTCCTTGAAGATGATGTGGCAAAGCAGCTTGAGGCCGACGGCTGGACGATTAGATGGCTGGATTCCAAAGAAGATGAACCGCCTCAGGGCATGATTTCGGTTAAGGTCGCGTTCGGCAACTTCCCTCCGAATATTGTTCTTATTTCCGAAGGCCGCCAGTCCAAACTCACCGAAGAGAATGTCAATATTCTCGATTGGGCCGAGATTGAGACCTGCGATGTCATTTTGAGCCCTTACACATGGAATGTTCGCGGCCAGTCTGGTGTTAAAGCGTATCTTAAGAGTATGTTCGCGACACTGCGTGTCGATGAGCTGGCCAAGAAGTATGACTACCACGAAGGCGCTGATGACGCAATCGGCGGATGCGGAAACTGCGATGTCTGTGATGGCGCTTGTGGTAGTACATCGGCACTGTGATTAAAATAAGGAGGTGAGAGTTTGAAACAGCTTAAAGATTATCAACTTGACGCAGTTGAAAAAATGCATAATGGCTGTATTCTTGTTGGTGGTGTAGGCTCGGGAAAAACTCTCACTTCCTTAGCATTTGTCTATACAAAATGGCTTGGGGGTATAACGCCACTTATTACCCCCGACCATTTTGAAAGACCCACTGTCCAAAAAAAAGTGTATGTAATCACCACTGCGAGAAAGCGAGATACTCTTGATTGGGCAAAAGAAGCAGCTGAAGTACCATTAGATTTAGAAATGGTTGATTCATGGAATAACATCGCCAAGTATGAATCTGTTAAAGACGCCATTTTTATATTTGATGAAACCCGTGTTCTTGGTTACGGTAGTTGGACACAATCTTTTCTTAAGATTACATCCAAAAATAAATGGGTCCTTCTTTCTGCCACACCAGCCGACACATGGATGGATTTCATGCCCGTGTTCATTGCAAACGGTTATTATAAAAATAAAACCGAGTTTGTTCGAGAGCATGTGATTTATTCGCGCTTTACCAAATACCCAAAAGTTGAACGATATATTAATCCCGGAAAACTTATTAAAATCAAAAGTAGAATTGTTGTTACTATGCATTTTGAGAGAGACACAGTCCAACATCATCAGAATGTATTCTGCGATTATGATATTGATAAGTTTCGTACTCTCATGGTTGATAGATGGAATATTTATGAAGACGAGCCTATCCGCGATGCTGGACAACTTTGTTATGCATTACGAAAGCTTGTTAATTCTGACCCCAGTCGTTTAGACGAACTGGATAAGATTTTGGAAACAAATCCAAGAATCATTATATTCTATAATTTTGATTATGAACTGTTTATTCTTCGGGATTGGTGTCAAACACATGGTATTCTTTTTGCCGAATGGAATGGTCATAACCATAATGAACTTCCTGAAGGAAATGATTGGGTATACTTATGTCAATATACAGCTGCTGCTGAAGCATGGAATGCTATTACAACAAATTGTATTGTATTCTATTCTCCAACATACTCATACAAAATTATGATTCAGTCGGCAGGAAGAATTGATAGAATGGACACACCATACAAAGATTTATATTATTATCATCTCCTTTCAAAAAGTGCGATTGACCTTTCTATTCAAAAATCGTTAAACTCAAAACAAAACTTTAACGAATCACGTTTCTTTCAATCTGCATAATCGCAGAAAAAACATAGTGTATAATAGAAGAATAAGGATGTCTGGATTTATCCAGTTGCTTCAATGCCAAACAATCTTATTCTTTTATTATGCGAAAAGGAGGTCTTTGAATGAAATTAGAACGCGATTTCCAACCCCAAGTAATTAAAGCGGTAAAAGAAAGACTTCCCGGAGCGAGAGTCTTAAAAAATGACGCTAATTATTTACAGGGGTATCCTGATTTGTCTGTTTTAAAAAATGGACGATATGCGCTCTTAGAATGTAAACGCTCTGAGAACGAACCGCATCAACCTAACCAAGACCATTACATCGAGGAAGCAAATCGAGATGGTGGATATGGAGCTTTCGTTCATCCTAAGAATTTAGAAGAAGTCTTGGATGAATTAGAAAGGAGGTTAAAGTAATGAGACTCAATCATCATGTTGGACTCGAGGGCACACATGCATTTCTCTCCCCATCCAAGCATTATTGGACTACTTATGATGACGAAAAATTCTTACAGACGTACAATAGTTGGCAAGCAGCCAATCGCGGCACAGAGCTTCATAAGCTAGCTGCCGATTTGATTCGTTTGGGAGTAAAACTTCCGCGAACATCAAAGACATTGAATATGTACGTCAACGATTGTCTTGGATTTCGTATGAAAACAGAGGTTTGTTTGTTCTATTCTTATAATTGCTATGGTACCGCCGATGCAATTTCTTTTAGAAAGAATGAACTACGCATTAGCGACCTCAAAACTGGAAAAAGTCCATGCTCTATCAAACAACTTGAAATCTATGCGGCGCTTTTTTGTTTGGAATACAAAGTGGACCCCAACGATATTGAAATTGAACTTCGTTTATATCAATCTGACGAAGTTTTGTGTTCAAATCCGGAGCCTGAGAATATTTTGTATATCATGCAGAAGATTCGTGATTTCGACCGCAAGATTGAGGAGTTGAAAGGCGACTAAAAAGGAGGAACTCATTAATGGCACATTTAAAGCATTATGGGACACCGCGTCATTCTGGGCGATATCCTTGGGGTAGTGGTAAAGACCCTCAACGTTCCAAATCTTTTAGCACTCAGGTTTCTGAACTGAAAAAAAAGGGTTTGTCCCAACCCGAAATTGCTAAAGCATTAGGAATGGAAAATACAACAGCTCTAAGAGCAAGAATTCACACCGAAAAAGAGGCTGAGTACGGCGCACAAGCGGCAATGGCAGCGCGTTTAAGAGCAAAAGGCTACTCTGATGTTGCCATCTCTAAACGTATGGGTGTTTCGCCAAACACGGTTAAGAACATCTTACTTCCTGAAACACAAGCTCGACATGCTTCAAACAAAGCCACTGTAGAAATGCTGCAAAAACAAGCTGATTCAAAAGGTATGATTGATGTTGGTACTGGTTCTCATCTTCAAGTTGGCGTAACCAAGTCTAAGATGGATGTTGCCATTAAAGAACTTGAGGATAAAGGTTATGTGTTAACCAATATTCAAACACCACAGTTAGGAACGAACCAAAAGACAACAGTTCGCGTTCTTATGAGCCCAGAAGCAATGAAACAAGCAAAAGCGGATTACGTTATTAGAGACAAAACGAAATGGGATTCTAAAACCAAAGCTCAACAGGAATCCACCATGGCATATGTATATGCATCTAAAAATGCACATAATGTTCAGATGATTTCGGATTGGTCTAATGATGGCGGCGAAACTTTCAAATCCGTAAAACCTCCTGTTTCTATTAATTCAAAAAGAGTTATGGTTCGGTTTGATGACGACACGCCATCGGGAACTTCCATGGATGGAGTTATTCAAGTACGTCGCGGTGTTCCGGACCTTGCTCTTCCGCCTGATAAACACTATGGGCAAGCTCGTATTGCTGTAGATGGCACACATTACATGAAAGGTATGGTTATCTATGCAGATGACATGCCTGATGGAATCGATGTCATCTATAACTCAAACAAAAATTCATCTGTTGGAAAACTAGGCGCCATGAAAAAGATGAATACTGTGGTCGATACGGAAGATGGCGGTTCAATTTACTTGGATAAAGACGGCAAACAGAAGATTAATGAATTTGGTGCTGCCATTCGTCAATCTACATACATTGATTCCAAAGGAAAAGAGCAACAATCCGCTTTGAACATTGTTGGATTCCAAGGAAAACAAGACAGTGGTGTAGAAGGCGGCTGGCAGTCGTGGTCGAAGACATTATCAAGCCAGTTTCTTTCCAAACAATCTCCCACACTTGCAAAGCAGCAACTCGATTTAGCATACCTTGACCAAAAAGAAACATTTGATTCCTATATGCGAATCACCCAGCCTGCTGTAAAACAAAGGCTTCTTGATTCTTTTGCGGATGACTGTGATTCTAAAGCGGTACATTTAAAAGCCGCTGCTTTACCACGACAATCCTCAAATGTTATCATTCCTATTACTTCTTTGAAGGATGATGAAGCGTACGCTCCTAACTATCGCAATGGCGAGAAAGTAGCATTGATTCGTTATCCTCATGCAGGAACATTCGAAATCCCTGTTCTGACCATCAATAACAATAATAAAGAAGGTCGTTCTGTTCTTGGAAACTCTATGGATGCTATCGGAATTACCCCTGCTACAGCGGAAAAACTGTCTGGAGCAGACTTTGATGGTGATACCGTCATCACAATTCCATACTCTAAGAACATAAAAGTTGACCCCACCCTTAAAGCATTGGAGGGGTTTAATCCTAAGACCGCTTACCCCAAATATGATGGTATGCCCGTTATGACAACTCGTCAAAAGGGTATGGAAATGGGCTCTGTATCCAACCTTATCAACGATATGAACATAAAAGGCGCTCCTATTGATGAAATTGCCCGTGCTGTTAAACATAGTATGGTGGTAATTGATGCCGAGAAGCATGAGTTAAATTACCGCCAGTCCTATATCGACAACGGCATAGCCGAATTAAAGGTCCGGTACCAGGGAGGAACACTGTCTAGTCCTAGAGGAGCTTCCACGCTCATTTCCCAAGCGTCTTCTGAAAAACGGGTACCTGTTCGAAAGGCCCTTACCAAAGAACAGGCGGCCCAATATAAAGACCCCCTCGTTCGAAAGGGGGCCTATTCCGTAAATACCCGTACCGGAGCAAAAGTATACGCCCCTACTGGAGAAGGATATATCAATTCAAAGGGTAAGTTCGTGGAAAGACTCCAGACCTCATCAAAAATGTATGAGGCCACCGATGCAAGAGAGCTTCTATCCAAAGACCCCGCCACTATTGAATTGGTGTACGCTGATTTTGCTAACGCCATGAAGAATTTAGGCGACCAGGCAAGAAAAGAGAGCGCCTCTATAACAATGACCCCCTATTCTCCTTCAGCTAAGCGTACCTATGCTAATGAAGTAGCCTCTCTCAATGCAAAGCTTCGTATTGCTAAGTCCAATGCTCCTTTAGAACGTCAAGTTCATCTTGTTGGCAATCGTGTCATCGAACAGAGGAAAGCAGCGAACCCTAACATGGATGCTTCACAAATAAAGAAGTTAAAAGGACAAACTTTAGCAGAAATGAGAGAAAGAGTTGGAGCTTCTAAGCAAAGAATTAACATTACAGAGAAAGAATGGGAAGCGATAGAGGCTGGAGCAATTAGCAACAATTTGTTAAAAGAAATTCTCAACAACACGAAGCTTGAGGATGTTCAGTCTTTAGCGACACCCCGTTCTCAAACCGTACTATCGGATGCCAAACTGGCCCGAGCTCGCATCTATCAGCAACAAGGTCGAACATTGGCTGAGATTGCTGATGCACTTGGTGTATCGACGTCACTCATTTCTAAAGCATTGAAAGGAAGTGATTAAATGCAGTCTATGTTGACAACCACCGACAATCCATTTAATCCTTTCACTCAATGGGATGAATGGAAACGATTTGATGAAGATAAGAAGTATTTTACTTTGAATTATCTTGCTCGAATCGCCAAAGTTTCGGATGAGCTTTCGGAAGCTGACTACAACCAAGCCGTTGATGATGCAATCGACGAAATTTTAAATCTAAACGTGCTTGGAATTTACAAACGAATTCTTCCCGAAGAATAATACTGCCTATAGGGGGGGGAGGGGGTCTAATATCACTCTCTCCCTCTCTTATCGGCTGGGTCCTAAAAAATTCTCCGGGGGTGATATTTTCAGCTCCCTAATATGGCCGGTAGTGATTTTTATGGTACTAGGTACCATCGTGTTGGTGAGCACGAGCTCCTTTCGGTTATTACCGGTCATATTAGAGAGCTGAAAAGTGTTCGGAAAGGAGGTTGATACAATGGCCGAACGTATTGTCCACAATGCAGAACAAGTAAGAAAGTCAGCACCAGCTCGTACTCCGGAAGCAAGACAAAACCAATTAATTGCTTTAGCCTATGATGAAGCCGAATCTCAGATTCGAAATCACAAGGCAAGCTCGCAAGTGATTACGCATTTCCTAAAATTAGGTTCAATCAAAGAGCAGAAAGAGTTAATGCTCCTTGAACATCAAGTTGAATTGATGAAAGCCAAGACGGAGGCCATTCAATCTCAAAAGAAAGTTGAAGAGCTTTACGGAAATGCATTATCTGCAATGCGTTCTTACCAAGGAGCACCTGATGAGGAACCTTATGATGACTAGAACATATTCAGAGCTCATTCGGTTACCGACATTTGAAGAAAGGTTTCGATACCTTAAGCTTCATGGTACATTAGGAATTGCTACATTTGGTTTTGACCGCTATATGAATCAAAACTTCTATACATCGCGCGAATGGAAGTTGGTTCGGAATGAAGTAATTGTTCGTGATAGTTCTTGTGACCTTGGAATTCTCGACCGCCCAATTTTTGAGGCAATTCGGGTTCATCATATGAATCCGATAACAATTGAAGATTTCGAAAATGGCACCGACGCAATTCTTGACCCTGAATTTCTGATTTGCGTTTCTCTTAATACACATAATACAATTCACTTTGGAGATGAGAAAAGTTTATACCATCTACCAAAAGAAAGAAGGAAAGGAGATACAAAACTATGGTGAGTATTTTAAACTCCATCAAGCAAATGCTTGGCGTTGGTGTGGAAGATACTAATTTCGACCAAGAATTGGTTATTCATATCAATGGTGCATTAATGATACTAAACCAATTAGGAATTGGACCACCTAAAGGAATTGTTATTACTGGCGCCGACGAAACGTGGACCGAATTGATTGGAGACCGCACTGACCTGGAATTGATTAAGTCAGATGTTTATCTTCGTGTAAGATTAATATTTGACCCTCCTCAAAATTCCTTCTTGGTGAGTGCAATTCAGAAACAAATCGAGGAATATGACTGGCGCATTGAAGTCCAACATAAACCCGGCGCTATGGAACCACTAGAACCGGGAAGCGAAATGGAGGACTAACATGGGATTATCAAACACGGCTACTCCCAAATATTATGGGAAGTTTCGCGACGCCGTGTTGAGAGGCGAAATCCCTGTTTGTAAAGAAATCTCTTTAGAGATGAATCGAATAGATGATTTAATCGCAAATCCTGGTGTTTTCTATGATGAAAATGCCGTTGAAGGTTTTGTTAAATATTGCGAGAAGGAATTAACATTAACCGATGGTGCAGATTTACATCTATTGGATACTTTCAAACTTTGGGCCGAACAAATTTTCGGCTGGTATTACTTTATTGAGCGTTCAGTTTTTGAACCAGCGCATGATGGCGAACCAAGTCGATATGTTACGCGAATGATTCAGAAACGATTGATTAATAAACAATACTTAATCGTCGCTCGTGGCGCCGCAAAGTCAATGTATATGAGTTGTATTCAAAATTACTTTTTAAACGTTGACACATCGACAACGCATCAAATCACGACTGCTCCAACAATGAAGCAAGCCGATGAAGTTATGTCGCCGATACGTACCGCAATTACAAGAGCTCGTGGTCCGCTCTTTCAATTCCTTACGGAAGGTTCTTTACAAAACACAACTGGTTCTCGTGCCAATCGTGTAAAGTTAGCTTCTACAAAAAAAGGAATTGAGAATTTCTTAACCGGTTCTCTTCTTGAGGTAAGACCAATGTCGATTGACAAACTTCAAGGATTACGTCCAAAGGTCTCTTCTGTTGATGAGTGGTTGTCTGGCGACATTCGTGAGGATGTTGTCGGTGCAATTGAACAAGGAGCTTCTAAACTTGATGATTACTTAATCATCGCTGCGAGTTCGGAAGGTACTGTTCGTAACAGTTCCGGCGATACAATCAAAATGGAACTGCTTGACATCTTAAAGGGAGACTATCAGAATCCTCACGTGTCGATTTGGTATTACAGATTAGACGATGTAGAGGAAGTTGCAGACCCGGATATGTGGATGAAGGCAAATCCGAATCTTGGAAAGACCGTAACGTATGAGACGTATCAGTTGGATGTTGAAAGAGCTGAAAAAGCTCCATCAACACGCAACGACATTCTTGCGAAACGCTTCGGTATTCCGATGGAGGGTTATACATACTTCTTTACATATGAAGAAACAATTCCACATCATCGCCAAGGTTTCTGGCAATTACCATGTGCTATGGGCGCAGACCTTTCACAAGGCGATGACTTCTGTGCATTTAGTTTTTTATTTCCTTTGGACCGTGGTAGATTCGGTGTTAAAACTCGATGCTACATTTCGAGTTTAACCTTAGCGAAACTTCCTGGTGCCATAAGGATAAAATACGACGATTTCATCAATGAAGGTTCTCTTATGGTGTTGGATGGCGCCGTACTCGATTTGATGGACGTGTATGATGACCTTGACAAATATCTGCAGGAGTCGGCATATGACGTTCGTTGCTTCGGATTCGACCCTTACAATGCTAGAGAGTTCGTTGAAAGATGGGAGCGAGAAAATGGTCCATATGGTATCGAGAAAGTTATTCAGGGTGCAAAAACTGAATCTGTCCCTCTTGGTGAATTGAAGAAAATTTCGGAAGAACGCCTTTTGATGTTTGACCAAGAACTCTTCTCTTTTACAATGGGCAACTGTGTAACTATCGAGGATACAAACGGAAATAGAAAACTTCTCAAAAAGCATCGGGAAGAGAAAATAGATGCTGTAGCGGCTTTAATGGATGCGTATGTTGCGTACAAATTAAATAAAGACGCGTTTGAATAAGAAAGGAGGTTCGAATGTGGCAAACAGAGTTATTAAGCATGAAGAGACCATTTCGGATTATCAATTCCAAATGCCTGTGCATAACGAAATGTCGAATCCAAACGCGATTATCGTTGATAAGACTAAATCTATCAGCGAACTTTCTAATCGAGAACTTCGGCTTTTGATTGACCGTTTAGGTAGCGAACGGCGTGCCGAGGAATTGATTCGAGATTTGAAACGTTCTTCTGGAGAACGCGATGATTACGATAATCCGGTAATGGTTGATACAACAACTCCTATTAACCAATTGTATCACCACGGTATCCTTGGACAGAAGTGGGGCGTTCGGCGTTTTCAGAATCCTGATGGGACTCGAACCGCCAAAGGTAAAGCTCGCGAAAATGCAAATCGTGAAAAACCGAAAACTTCAGAGGACCACGACCAGTCGCGAACAGACCGCAAGAATGCAACCCAAGGCCTTTCAAATGCCGAATTGAGACGCCTTAATGACCGTCTCCAACTTGAGAAAACCTATAAGGAATTAACCGCTGCGGAAAACAAAAGGAATGAGTCCTACGCAAAAGGTATCCTTAAGAAAATCGGTGAGAAAACTCTTGTTGATGCCGGTTCTCGGTTGACAACTGGGTTATTGAATAATCTGGTTGTTGACCCAATTCTTAACAAGAACAAAAATGGAGGATGACCTATGAATCAAACAGTCCTCCAACACCACGGAATTATCGGACAAAAATGGGGTGTCCGGAGATACCAAAATCCGGATGGTTCTTTAACTCCTAGAGGACAGGCCCGATTGGATAAAAAAGACAACAAATGGGCAGCAACAAAAGGAGAAAAGATTAAAACCAAACTCCAAAAAACGGTGTCGAAGGACATGAACGAATTTGTTCGTACTCAACTTGAGATGTCTTACACACCGAATGGCCGCGTCTCTTCCAAAACTATTCTTCAGTACAATAACAAAATGGCTTCGCTGATGAACGAGCGTGTTGGAAATATACCGGCCCCATCTGGTAGAGTTCTTCGCTTTGTGGCGAAGAGAGGTGAGATTGGAGTCCATACCGCTGTTGCTGATGCCGGATACGATATGGACCAATTAAGACGCGGCGTCTTTAAAACTGGTAAGGTCGCCTATAAGGATGAAAATCTCATGAAAGGAGGATGATTATGGCCGAACCTTTGATGACTCGTGCCAGGAATGCTTGGAATGTTTTCCGAGCAAGGGATGAGACAGAAAATAGCTACACTTATCAAGACCTTGGATATGTGTCAAGCTATAATCCGAATTATCCTAAACTTTCACGAGGTAACGAGCGTTCTATAGTCGCTGCCGCGTATAATCGAATTGCGATGGATGTTGCTAGTTTTGACTTTCAACACGTTCATGTCGATGACGACAATCGATATCTTGAGACAATCGATGACCCTTTGAATCAATGTATGACCGTGGAGGCTAACATCGACCAAACGGGACGCGATTTAATTCAGGATATTGTTTTAAGCATGTTTGATGACGGCGTAGTTGCCGTTGTTCCTGTTACCACAAGTGCTAGTCCATTGATGACAGGCGGATATGACATCTACGAATTACGCGTTGGAAAAATCATTGCGTGGTATCCGAATCATATTCGTGTTGACATCTTGAATCAGCAATTGGGAATTCATCAGGAAATTACCGTGCCTAAAAACATTTGCGCCATCATTGAGAATCCGTTATATTCTATCATGAACGAGCCAAACTCGACTCTAAAACGATTAGTCCGAAAATTAAACCTTTTGGATTCTGTTGATGAACAATCGAGTTCTGGCAAAATCGATTTGATTATTCAATTGCCTTACGCAATCAAAAGCGAAGCTCGACAAAAGCAAGCGGATGAGAGACGTAAGATGATTGAACAACAATTACGCGGTTCAAGATATGGTATTGCATATACCGATGGTACAGAACGCATTACGCAGTTGAATCGCCCTGCTGAAAACAATCTTCTTACACAAGTTCAATATTTACAGACATTATTCCACAATCAATTAGGTATCAGTGAAGATGTCTTTGCTGGAAAAGCTTCTCCTGTTGAAATGCGGAATTATTATGACCGCTCAATTGAGCCTATTGTAATCAAGATTGTTGAAGAATTTAGGCGAAAGTTCTTGACGAAAACTGCTCGCACACAAGGTCAATCGATTATGGGATTCCGGGATATGCTTAGACTTATTCCCGCGGATGAATTGGCCGAAACAGCCGATGTTCTTAGCCGGAACGAAATTGCAAGTGCAAATGAATTCCGTCAGGCTCTTGGATTGAAGCCGTCGAAACTTCCGCAGGCAAATGAGCTTAGGAACAAGAACATGCCTATTCAGGAGGTGCCCAAAGTCGACCGAATCCCGAAAATAAACAAGGAGGAACCGAATAATGAAGAAAAACCAGAAAAAGTATGACTTTAGTGGTTATGCAACTAAAGTCGGCTTGAAATGTTCTGACGGACGAACTATCCTTCAGGATGCATTTCAGAGCTGTGACGGGGTAAGAGTTCCCCTCGTCTACCAGCACATGCATAACAGCCCCGATAATATTCTTGGCCACGCGATTCTTGAGAATCGCAAAGATGGCGTTTACGCCTATTGCTCTCTGAATGATACCAAGTCGGGTCAGACAGCGAGAGCTTTGGTCAAGCATGGGGACATTTCTGCGCTCAGCATTTATGCCAATTCGCTTGTCGAGAAATCAAAGAATGTGATTCACGGCGTTATCCGTGAAGTTTCTTTGGTCATTGCCGGAGCGAATCCCGAGGCATATATCGATAATCTCGCTTTTGAACATGGTGACGGCAGTTATGTCACCGACGAAACAGAAGCAATTATCTGTGCTGAGTATCTTGCCCACGATGCTATTGACCTTCCGGAAGATGGTGTCGATGGTGAAGGCACGGTTGAGCATGCGGACACAGGGGCGAAAAAAACCGAAGACGACGAAACGCTCGGTGAAATCATCGATACCCTCAACCCCAAGCAAAAAACTGCCGTTTACGCCCTTCTCGCTCATGCCCTTGAAGAGGGCGAAGATGGTGAATCGAACACCGCAGCTCATTCCAATACTAATAATGAAGGAGAATCTGTTATGAAGAAAAACATTTTTGACCAGCAGAACGGTGCTGGCGCCAACGATGGCGCTCTGCAGCACGACGCTCTGACCCGCGATAAACTTCGCGAGATTTTCGACGATGCGAGAAAGTCTCAGTCCACCCTTAAGAACGCCTTCCTGGCGCATGGTTACGAAACCATCTCTGATGCGTATGAAGCTTATGAGAATAAACCCGGAAGCGGCGCTTTGGCTCATGCTGGTACATACGGCATTGATAATATCGGTATGTTGTTCCCGGACTACAAGTCCACAACGAACACGCCGGCGTTCATCAAGAGAGACACTGATTGGGTTGTTAAGGTCTTTGGCGCATCCAAGCATGTTCCTTTCTCCCGCATCAAAACCGTCCTGGCCGATATTACCGCTGATGAAGCCCGTGCGCGTGGTTACATTACCGGCAATAAGAAGGTTGAAGAAGTCATCACGCTGCTTAAGCGTACAACTGACCCGCAGACCGTTTACAAAAAGCAGAAGCTTGACCGCGATGACATCATCGACATCACTGATTTCGATGTTGTTGTGTGGCTGCGTGCGGAGATGCGCATGATGCTTGAAGAGGAAATTGCTCGCGCTGAGCTTATCGGAGATGGCCGTCTTGCGTCCTCTGACGACAAAATCAAGGAAGACAAGATTCGTCCCATCGCTACCGATGACGAAGTCTATACTATCAAGATTATCATGCCTGAAAACACAACGACTTCTCAGATGATTGACCAGGTTATTCGCGGCCGCAAGCAGTACAAGGGCTCTGGTGTTCCGTCGTTCTTCACGACTCCTGATATCAGCGGCGATATGCTTCTGTTGAAGGACACTACCGGCCGCCGCCTGTATAACACTGAGGCTGACCTGTCTGCTGGCCTTCGTGCCAAGGAGCTTGTTGAAGTTCCTGTTATGGAGAACTACCTCCAGGTTGTTACTCCCGCTACCGAGACCGAAGCTGGTAAGCAGCTCCGTCTGGTTGGTATTATGGTCAACATGAATGACTATTCGCTCGGCGCCGACAAGGGCGGCTCCATTGCAATGTTCGATGATTTTGACATCGACTTCAACCAGTACAAGTATCTGATTGAGACTCGTTGCTCTGGCGCCCTGACTGTTCCGAAGTCCGCGATTGCGTTCTGGATTGAGGAAGAGATTCCGGCCGGCACTGTCGGTTAAGTCAAAATGGAAGGAGGTAGCCGATTATGGCTAAATACTATGGCAAGGTCGGCTACGCTATTCCGACCGAAGGCAAACCTGGCGTATGGAAAGACGAGATAGTTGAACGCCTTTATCGAGGAGATGTATTACGTAATCAGCAGAGGTGGCAGCCTTCTGAACACGTAAACGAAAACTTCAACATTGATAATGAAATCTCTATTCTCGCCGACCCATACGCCTACCAAAACTGCGGTCGTATCGTATATGTGGAATTTATGGGGACGAAATGGAAAGTGCAATCGCTTAACATTAATCGTCCTCGTATTGTTCTACAGTTAGGAGGGCTGTATAAGAAATGAGAGACCCAAGAGTTGAACTACATGAAAAACTTGTGGAAATTCTTGGCTCTGACCAAGTCTATTTCCAGCCCCCTGCTTCTATTGAGATGACCTATCCGGCCATCGTGTATAATAGAAGCGACAAAGATGAGAAATACGCCAATAACAAGTTATATTTGAGCAAAACGTGTTATCTCATCACCGTCATCGAAGAAGACCCTGACTCTTTGATTCCCGACAAAGTTGCACAATTGCCTTTAACGAGGTTTGTGAACTTTTTTGTCGCGGATGATTTGAATCACGATGTCTTCGCAACATATTATTAATTAAAAAGGAGATAGAATTATGTCTAAACTGATGTGGGACCAGACCGGTGAGAGAACCGGCGAAACTGGCGTAAAGCAGGGCGTTCTTTATCCCTGGGCAGCTGCAGACAAGGCTTTTACCGGCGGTGTGGCCTGGAATGGCCTGACGAGTATTGCTGAATCCCCGACTGGCGCTGAGGCCACTCCGTTCTATGCGGATGACCAGAAGTATCTTGAAATCATGAGTGCTGAGGAGTTTGCCGGCAGTATCGGCGCCTTCATGTATCCCGATAAGTTTAAGCCCTGCATTGGCGAGGTTGACCTTGTTCCGGGTATCAGCGTTGCTCAGCAGAATCGCGAAATCTTTGGATTGTGCTACAGAACCACTCTTGTCAACGACACGAATGGTATGGAGTACGGTTACAAGATTCATCTCGTGTATAACGCGAGAGCATCTGTTTCTGAAGCCGACCATACAACCATCAATGATTCGCCTGAGCTCATCGAGTTCAGCTGGGAATTCACGACTACTCCCGTTGAAGTTCCCGGCATGAAGCCGTCGGCGCATCTCATCATCGATTCTACCAAATTTGTTACTGAGGACGCCAAGGCAAAGCTGAAAGCTTTCGAGGACATTCTGTATGGTACCGATGCTGGCCCGGCTCGTCTTCCGATGCCGGCCGAAATCGCCGAATTGTTTGCGGCGGCGTAAGTCAAATCACTATTGGGCGGGCTCTGCATAAGCATCCCGCCCTTTACTTTTGAAAGGAGTAAAAATCATGATTAAGAAAGCAGTTACATTTACCAATTACGATGGAGAGAAAGTAACCAAAACTTTTCATTTCCATCTCAGCAAGTTCGAATGGCTCGAACTCCAGACCTTTACAAAAGGTGGTTTTGTTGAAAATCTTCAGCATTCTCTCGAAGACGGCAACAACAAGAAAACCATCGACCTGCTCAAGAAAATTATTCTTCGGGCTTATGGAGAACGCGATGAGGAGACTCAGGAGTTCGTTAAGAGCGATGACCTCGCCATCAAATTCAGTAAGACTGAAGCTTTCTCCGAACTGTTCTATGAACTGGCCTTCGATGAGGCGAAGTCGAAAGAGTTCTTCCTCGGTCTTATTCCGGAGGACGTTCGCGATGAAGCGATAAAAGCTGCCAATATGGCGCCGGTTCCCTCTACTCCTAATTAAATCGAAAGGAGAATAAGTGAATGCTCACGATTGAAATTCCCGGAATCGACATCTTCGATGAAAGAATTGGAAAATTCCAAACAACGAAGCCGTGCAAAGTTCAACTTGAGCATTCGCTTCTATCCTTAGCCAAATGGGAAGCCGAATGGAATGAGCCCTTTCTTTCCAAAAAAGAAATTTCTCGCGAAAAATTTCGAGACTATGTTCGGTGTATGTCTATTGGACAACATGACCCTCAAATTTTCTTAGGTCTGACTAATGAAAATTATTCAGATATACGAGCCTACATCGATAAGCCGATGACAGCAACAACATTCTCTAAAAATAATCAACGCACCAATAAAGAGATTGTTACTGCCGAAATTCTTTATTACCGAATGATTTCAAATCATATACCGATGGAATGTCAAAAATGGCATCTTAATCGCCTTTTAACTTTGATTCGCGTATGTGACGAAAAGAGTGCTCCTCCGAAGAAGATGGGAAAACGCCAAACAGCAGAACGAAATGCGCAACTCAACGCCATGCGGCGTAAACAATTTAATTCAAAGGGGTAATTACTATGAAATGTCTTATTTGTGGTGAGGAACTCACTGCGGAAAACAACAAGAACAATGATGGAATCTGTGACGCCTGCGAGGAAACTCGTCAGGAGCTGTCCAATGGGAAAGGAGAAGATGAATAATGGGATACTCAAACTCTCCTCTTGTTAAATATACGAAGTTGTCGCCGAATCACAGCGGCACCCGTAATCATGCGATTGACACAATCACCATTCATTGTGTGGTTGGTCACTGTTCGCTTCAAACTCTTGGTAATATTTTTGCGCCGTCTTCACGGCAGGCCAGTTCCAACTACGGTGTTGATGACAACGGTAATGTTGGTATGTATGTTGAGGAAAAGAACCGCTCTTGGTGCTCCTCTTCTTCCGCAAACGACCATCGTGCTGTAACCATTGAAGTTGCCTCCGATAAGGCTAGCCCGTACAAGATTACGGATGGTGCACTTCGTGGAACCATTCTTCTCTGCGCTGATATTTGTAAGCGTAATGGCATTCCCAAGCTCCTCTGGAAGGGCGATAAGAATCTTATCGGAAAAGTCAACGAGCAGAACATTACTGTTCATCGTTGGTTTGCCAATAAGTCCTGCCCGGGTGACTACATATACAGCAAGCTCGGTTATATTGCTGATGAAGTCAACAAAATTCTTGCAGGCACTCCGGCACCTACGCCTATACCCACCTCAACTCCTTCCCCGAAACCCCCGGTTCCGACACCGGCACCCAAGCCGTTTGAGAGTTATCTCGTGACGGTTGACACTTCGGTACTCAATTACCGGAAGGGTCCTGGCACCAACTATCCGGTTGCTGGTCAGGTTCGCAAAGGCGAGGTTTACACCATTGTCGGCGAAGCTGATGGACAGGGCGCCAAAAAGTGGGGGAAATTAAAGTCGGGAGCCGGCTACTTGAGCCTGGATTATACGAAGAGAAGGTGACATGCAGATGGAAACTTGGCAATTAATTGTTACCATCTGCGCTGGTATTATTACTTTGCTTACTTTTTTTGAAAAAATCGGACTGACAAAAAAGGTAAAAAAAGTTGACGAAGACCATGTGCAGCTTAAGAAACTTCTTTCCGAATTTGGAAACGTCCAGAATACCCTTACTGAAGTAAAGGAGCTGGCGTTAACTCAAAATCAGGCTCTCCTCGCCATTTTACGAAATGACCTGTATCGTTGTTTTAAAACGAACAGAGACATCGGCGCCTGGACCGATGATGAATGCCGCGTTCAGACCAGAATGCACGAGGCATACAAAACATTAAAAGGTAATGGCGAGGAAACAATCTGGTGGGAAAAGAAAACGCGATGGAAAATTGTTTCCGAAGAAGAATATCAGGAGCTTTTGCGGAAACATAATTAAAGGAGATATTGTTATGGGTATGGTTAAAATGACTCTAAAAGGGTCTTTTAAAAATACCGAACGATTCTTCGATAATAGCAAAAATCTCAGTCGTAGGCTTAGAACCGCGTTCGAGAGGTATGGCGCTAAAGGAGTCGAAGCCCTTCGTTCGGCGACCCCGATAGATACCGGTTACACAGCCGACTGCTGGAGCTATACAATTCATGATTGGGGAATTTCTTTTGAGAATTCCAATGTTGTGAATGGGTATCCAATCGCAATCTTACTCCAATACGGTCATGGTACTCGCGGAGGCGGTTACGTACAGGGCAGGGATTACATCAACCCTGCCCTTCAGCCTATCTTCGACCAAATTGCTGAGGCATGCTGGAAGGAGGTAAGAGACCTATGAGTAAGAGAATTGACGAACGGATTGTTGAGATGTCATTTGAGAACTCTAAGTTTGAAAAGGGCATTGAGCAATCAAAAGGCAGTCTTAAGGAATTCTCAAAAGCTCTTGAAAAGGGTGTCGGTAAAGACCCATTTGGTGGTCTTGAAAAAGATATTGGCTCCGTTTCAAAAAGCTTTACTGCGTTCGAACAAATTGCTATCGGCGGCTTGCGCAGAATTGGTGAGGTCGCTGTTGATGCCGGCGCATCGTTAATTAAAAGTCTAACAATTGACCAATTGGTCGATGGACTCTCAAAGTATGAACAGAAGATTAACTCTGTTCAGACTATGGTATCTGCCGGCTATGATTTCTCAACAGTTGAAGCATCAATGCAGCAATTGATGTGGTTCTCGGATGAGACTAGTTACAGTTTCGCCGATATGTCGGATAACATGGCGAAATTTGTCGCAGCGGGTGTTGATTTGGATACCTCAAGCAAAGCCATGAAAGGTATTGCCACATGGGCAGCTCATTCCGGAAAGAATTCACAAGCTGCTTCAATTGCGATGTTTAATATGTCGCAAGCGATTAGTATGGGTTATGTAGATACGCTTAACTGGCGGTCAATCATGAACCAAAACATGAACACCACAATGTTCAAACAAATCGCTATCGATGTAGCTGAAGCAACAGGAGCAATCCAAAAAGGTCAAGTCACTATTCAAAACTTTGACTCTAACCTTAAGGATAAATGGTTTACAAACGACGTTCTTCTGAAGACTCTTGAACAATATTCGAATTATGCGGATAAGGTTTACGAAGTTCAGCAGAAACTTGGACTCGATACTGCAGCACAAGCTATGGATTATATGGCTGAGCATGCAGAAGAGTACGGCGATGTTCTGTCTCAGATTGGTAATGCGGCATTTCATGCAGCACAAGAATCGAAGTCTTTCTCGGATTCGATTAATGCAACGATGGACGCTGTTTCAACCGGATGGATGAGAACTTATGAGATTATCTTCGGACAATTGGATGAAGCAAAGGCTAATTTTAGCGCTTTGACAGAAATCCTTTGGACAGTCTTTGCTAGTGGAGCAGAACATCGAAACGAAATGCTTCAATGGTTAAAAGATGCAGGCGGAATCTCAAATGTTTTTCAAGGATTCAAGAATATCGCAACGGCATTGCTTAAAGTACTTCAACCAATTTCAAAAGCGTTCGACCAAATCTTCCCTCCGAAGACAGAAGCTCAGTGGTTAAACATTACCAAAATATTTGCCGATGCAACTCAAAAGTTAATTATTACCGATGCAGTTGCTGACAAACTTCAGCGAACTTTTGCTGGATTCTTTGCGGTTGTTGACATTGGGTGGCAAGTTGTTAAATTTCTTGGTTCTGCATTGCTGGAAGTTGTGAAAATTTTCATTCCTGCTGGTGATGGGGTTCTGAGTCTAACAGCAAATCTCGGAGATTTCTTGGTAATGCTGAATCAGCTTATCAAACAATCTGGGGTTTTCCAGTATGCTTTGCTAGGCGTCAAAATAGCAGTGGTTTTGATAAGAAATGCTATTACAGCAGTCGTCAAAGGTATTAGTAATTTTGTCACCGAGCTATGGTATGCCGATGACCCTATTCAATTCATTACCGATAAGTTCAAACGATTTGGGGAAATAGTTGTCGAATCGATTAAGGTTATCGTTGATTGGGTCAAAGGAAAGTTCTCTGGCGCAATCGAATTTCTGTCGACCGTATTTGACACTCTCTTTAATCAATCTGGAGTTCTTAAGACGATTGGCGACCTTTTCAAATCGATAGGAACTGCCTTGGCGCAAGTCTTATCTCCCGGAGTTAACAGTCTTGGAGAAGCGCTTAAGAATCTTGACTTCAGTAAGATTATGAACTTCGTCGTTGGTGGATTCTTATTATATTTGGTTCTTCAGGTTGCTAAAGCCGTTGGTGCTTTTGGAAACTTAGCAAATTCAGCATCTGGCTTACTCGATACATTTGCAAAAAGAGCCAAACAGAACACAACTATCAAAGACCTTGCGATTTCTATTGCTTTGCTCGCTGCAAGCATTAAACTTTTATCAACTGTTCCGGCCGATGAACTTAAGAAAAGCTTAATTGGTCTTGGCGCAGGAGTATTGGGTTTAGTTGCTGCTTTCGCAGCTGTTAAAGCAATTGAAATGATTCCCTCAAAAGGCGGAGGACTTGGGTCGACAGCAATGATTATTGGTTTGGGAACAACTTTGATTATTATGTCAAAGGCTCTCAAGACAATCGCCAGTATTGACGAAAATTCGGTATGGCGGGCTGTTGGTGTCCTTTCAGTTCTGACCGTTTTAGTCACAGCTATGTCATCTGTTATGCTTTTGTTGACCGGTTTGACAAAAGCTAATTTTAATGCTGGAGCCATTAAGTCTTTGCTTACTGGTTTTGGTATCGGTATGTTGGCATTAGCTGGTTCCATCGCAATCATTAACACATTATCCAATGACGCAATCTCAAAAGGCGTAATAACAATGACCGCATTGGTCGGCGTAATTGGTCTTTATCAGATTCTCATTGGTAAGGCTACCAAAATCTCTGGTGGTAACAAGTTCTCGGCCAATATTTTATCGATGGCTGTTGGACTTACTGCTATGGTCGGTGTCCTAAAGCTGCTCTCATTAATTGACCACCGGTCATTAACAAATGCTGTTCCGAATCTAGCTTTAATGGCTTTGATTATCGGAGGATTCCAAGCAATTGTTGGATTGGGTGCTAGAATTGGCGGAGGTAAGAAGTTATCTGTTAATCTTATCTCTATGGTTGCTGCTCTTGGAGGTATGACCGCCTTGGTAGCAATTCTCGGACAATTCGAACCCGAAACATTGGATAAAGGAACAGCGGCACTTGCCCGTATGGGTGGCATAATTGTCGGAGTTGAATTGTTAGCATCTGTTGCGGCTCGTATAAGTGGCAGCGGGAATAAGCTTCAAAAGATTCTGATGTCAACAACCATTTCAATGGGCGCAATGGTTGGATTAATCGCTATTATTAATGCATTCAGTCCTGAGCAGATTTCACAAGGCCTTAAAACTTTGACTGCGATGGCTGGAATCATTGCTGGTATCGAAATCCTTGCCGCAGTATCAGCAAGAATCTCTGGAAAAGATGCAAAAGTCTTTGGGACAATGATTGGTATATCAGTTGTTGTAATGTCTTTGGCCGCAAGCCTCGCATTACTTGCAATGATAGACCAAACATCTCTGAGTCAAGCAGCACAGAGTTTAACTTCTGTTGTTGTTGCCGCTGGTCTTATGTCGGTTGGCGTTGCCGCATTGATTCAGGCTGTTCAGAAGATGAGCGCTTCCATGTCAAGCATTGGAAGTATTGCTAAGAGTCTTGGTGTTGGCCTTGTATCGATGGTTGCCATTCTTGGCGCAACTATGTTGTTCTTTGTCGCATTACAACCCGTTCTTGGAATGGTCGAATCTCTTTCTTGGGACAGTTTAGCAAAGTTTTCCGCCGGAGTAGTTCTTATGGGTGGTCTATTCGCTGCTTTAGCGGCTTTGGGGCCGGTCCTTGCTGCTGTTGGCGGAGCGATTGGACCCATGCTTCTCGGCGTTCTCGGCACTTTAGCATCTTTGATTCTAGTAATCGGTGTGTTTACGGGAATTGCGGCTTTGTTGCAATTAATTCCGATGGATGTTCTTATTGATGGGTTTGATGCTCTTGCTGTTGTTGGTGAAGGTATCGGAAGGTTCATCGGTAACTTCATTGGTGGTATTGGCGGAGGAATGCTCGAAAGCGTTGGGCATGGCTTAGCTGACTTCTTCCAATCTATGTCTGGTATTACACCTGAATCTGTTGAAACACTGAAATCTTTAGCCGGAGCTTTCTTAGCTATTACCGGAGCAGCAGTTCTTGACGGAATTGCTAACTTCATTTCTGGTAAGAGCTCAGTTGAGACATTCGGTGAAGAGCTTGGTGGTTTAATCGGTGCATTTACTGACATTACTACGAGTGATGCAGACCATGCAACGGCCGTTCTTGCCGCAATGGCCCCAATGGTTGAAAACTTGCAAATCTTTTCAGATTTGGCAAGTGGTTTACCGAACAGTGGACTGAGTGTTGTATCAGTCTTTGTTGGTGACAACACTATTGATACATTTGGCACTCAACTTACGGGTCTTGTTAACGCATTCACAGATGTAACAACCGAAGCGGCGAACCATGCTACAACTGTTCTTGCTGCAATGGCACCAATGGTTGAAAATCTACAAATCTTCTCAGATTTGGCAAGTGGTTTACCGAATAGTGGATTAAGTGTTGTATCAGTCTTTGTTGGTGACAATACTATTGATACATTTGGTACTCAACTTACAGGATTGGTTCAAGCATTTGCTGCAATTACAACAGAAGAAGCTAATCATGCTACAACCGTTCTTGCTGCAATGGTTCCTATGGTTGAAGGTTTGACTGCATTCTCAGTTCTTGGTCAAGGTCTTCCGAACAGTGGATTAAGTGTTGTATCAGTCTTTGTTGGTGACAACAAAATTGATGACTTTGCCGACCAACTTGGAAGCCTTATCACAACGTTTGCATCAATTGCTCCGACAGAAGTAACTGCTGCAAAAACCACAGTCGATACAATTAACAAAATGCTTCCTGCCTTGACTTCTTTCTCTGATTTGAGTAATGGATTGAAGAATAGTGGCGGATTGGCACAATTGTTTACAGGTAACACCACACTCAATGAATTCGCAGACGAACTTATTAAGTTTGTCGCGACATTGGGGAAAGCAGATTGGTCTACGGTTTCTCCTGCTCTTAAGAGTATGGAAGAAATTAAAGTGAGTTTTGAAGTTGTTGGTAAAGAAATTCTGGAGAACGCTGCAGCATCCTTTACAAACAATCAAAAACTTTATACCGATGCAATTGCTACCATTCTCGATGCCGCTACCAAAAAAGTTAAAGGCTATGAGAGTGAATTTAAGACACTTGGTAAGAATTTGGTCAAAGGACTTCAAAATGGAATTACTTCCGAGAAGAATTCTGTTCTGTCGGCTATTGGCGATGTTGCAACTGCCATTGTTAACAAAGCTAAGGGCATCTTTGATTCACATTCTCCTAGCCGAGTATTTGATTCTATTGGTCGCTGGTGTACAATCGGTTTGGCCAATGGTATTACCTCTAAGAAAAGTGTAGCCGTAAAGGCCGGAGAAGATATGGCCTCGGCAACTGAAGAAGGTGTAAGAGACACCTTAGGAGTTCATAGTCTTTCGAAAATTTTCTTTGACATTGGTAACTGGATACCGAAGAGTTTGGGTGAAGGAATCAATAATGGCAAAAACGACCTACTTGGTATCGCTCAGAATTTAGGAATCGACACTTCATTCATGACAATGGTTGGAATGGTCAGTGGCTTAGAAGGCGGAGAAGGCCAAATGACCTCCACAATCGCAAGCCTTTTGGAAATCTTCCAGTCAGACCCGACCGTTACCGATGCTGCGACTGGTGTTGGTGGAGGTATTGGTGACCATATTACCAGTACAATGCAAGCGGCTCTTTCTGATTCTTCATCTGGGCTCGGTGGTTCTAAAACTGCTAGCACAGTGAAATCAGAACTTGAAAAGATTCAAGCTTACATTGAAGAGGAAAACTTTTATGGTCGATTGAGTCTTCAAGAGGAACTGGACAGCTATCGCACAACACAAGCTTTGTACGCTGAAGGTTCGGAAGAACGTAAGAAGATTGATAGAGAAATCTATCGATTGGAAAAAGAGATGTATGAAGCTCGCAAAACATACGTCGAAGAGGTTACTGCTGCTCAGGAAGATGCTGCTCAAAAACGTTTGGATGCTCAGAAAGAGTATGCTGACGAAACGGCTAAAATCTATGAAGAACTTGCTGAGAAGAAAGAAGACCTCGAAACCACATACAACAAGAATGTCGCCGATGCTCAAAAACAGGCTGCTGAGAAATTAGCAGATGCTAAGAAGACTTATGAAAAGTCTGTCCAAAAAGCACAAGAAGAGGCGGACAAGAAACGTGCATCCAAAGAGAAGAAGTATCAAGAAGATTATAACAAAATTCTTGAGGATGCCGAGAAAGAACGTCTTAAATTGCGCGAAGATTACGCCAAGAAGCAGAAAGACGTAAATGATAGATTACTATCAGATATTGAAGCTGCTAACAAGGCGTATGAGGACGCTGTTAAAAGTCGTGCCGATGCAATCTACAGAAGTTATGGTTTATTCGATGAAGTAGCCCCAGATGAAGAGTATGATGGAGAGACCCTTCTTCAGAATCTTCGTGACCAGGGTGCTGCTTTAAGCGAATGGGAACAACTTCTTGATGAACTTGCTGGTCGTGGCGTTGGTGACGCTCTTATTAAAGAGCTTCAGGAAATGGGCCCATCAAGTAAGGCCCAAATCAAAGCTCTTATCAGCCTAACCGATGAACAACTTGATGAATATGTTACTTTGTTTGCCGGTAAGTATAATTTTGCAAGAGTTAAGGCTGAACAGGAACTCGTAGGACTCAAGGACGATACAACTCGGCTAATTCATGATTTAACAGCTCAAGCAGCTGTTGATTTGCAAGGACTTGAGGATGAATTTCGTCTGGCAATGGATAACGTTGACCGCCAGATGTATGAAGACCTTGATGAGATTGCTCGGGTATTCAAGGAGGATATGGCCGAAATCAATAACGATTTAAGAAAATCGTTAGATGAATCGAGAGCTATATTCGAAGAGAAGACCAACGAAATCAATTCTGATTTGGCTGAGAAAATGAACGACCTCAATACGAAGTTTGAGGAAGAAATGACCAAACTGAATGAAGAGGCGTCCAAAAAGCTCGAAGAGGTCGCAAAGAAATTTGTTGATACTTCGGCTAAGATTAACACCGAAGTTGAGAAGAAACTCGGAGATTTGAAAGAGAAATTCTCGGATACAATGGAAGACATTCATGATTTGACAACCGAAGAACTACATGCTCTTAATAAGGAGTACGCAGATAAGATTGCAAATCTGAATACGACCGTCGAAACTAAACTTAACGAGGTCGAAAAGACTTTCGATGCATCTGGAGAACAAATCGTTAGAGACACGCAACAAAACATGGATGCTCTTGGTAGAACGACTGAGGGCGAACTCAATGAAATCAACGAACAATTCCGGGATTCTGGTCGCCATGCTGTTCAAGGCTTTGCGGATGGAATCTATCTTAACACTTACATCTCAAACGCTGCTGCAAGGTACATGGCAATGGAAGCAATTGCTGCAACACAAAAAGCTCTTGATGAACACTCACCGAGTAAAATCTTTAAGACACTTGGTCAGTTTATCCCTCAAGGCTTGGCGCTTGGTATTAAGAAAGATACTGGAAAAGCTGTGTCTGCATCTGAGTTGATGGCCGAAGAGACTGTCGATGTGATGGAGAATGCTATTCGTTTGATTGAAGAGAGTCCTGATTACATTCCTACAATTCGGCCTGTTGTTGATTTGTCGGATGTGAAGCGTGGAACCGATGGAATCTCGGCGATGCTTGGTAGCAGTGGTGTTGCTCTCGCATCCACATCCAAAAGAATCTCCAAGGAGCTTTCCGGTCAAAATGGAAATAAATCTGGAGAATCTGGAGGTATCGTTAATCAGTTCAGTCTGAACGGGCTTGTTGTTCGTTCCGAAGCCGACATTGATGCTATTGCAGAAAAGCTTTATAGGAAGCAGCAATCGGCACTTCGTGGTAGAGGACAACGACCGGCCTATCCGCATTAAGAAAGGAGTGCATGATATCGCATGTTAGGCGGATTTACGTTTAAGGGTATTCATAGTTCGACCTTTAACGTCTATGAAACTCCTGGGGATAGAATGCTGTCTCCTTTGAAACGCAGGTCACTGATAGAAATTCCGGGTCGCTCATCAGCCGTCATTCAAGAGGATGGCGGCTATGAGTCCCGTGTGGAAACAATATCGTGTTCATACGGAGCACAGCCCGGTGTCAATCTTCAGAGGCAAGTCCGTCTTATTGCAGGATGGTTAGATGGAGTTGGGGAACTCACTTACGACTATGAGCCGGAGATGCATTATAATGCATTTCTGAGTTCTCCTCCTCCAACTGTTAAGTTACTTGAAGTAGCTACTTTTGAGTTGGAGTTTACAATCAATCATCCCTTTGCATATGAGACGGCACAACAGGAAGTTTTCAATATCCAAAGTGGCGAGAACTTTACTGTTCACACTGATGGAACGGTCAAAACACCGATTCGTCTGGTTATCAAGAACACTGGTAATCAACCAATACGCAATTTGGTCTTAAGTGCCAGATTCGTCGATAATTAAGGAGGATATTATGCCTAAATCAAATACTGCAAAGCAGCTCGTGCTGAATTTCTTGGCACGTAATCAGTCTGTTACACAACCGACTCAGCTTTATCTGGCTTTGTACTCCACCAATCCTACGGATGCCGATACCGGCACTGAGGCAAATTATGATGGATATCAGCGCCAGGCTGTCACTTTCGGCAACCCGCAGTTGAGCGGTGGTGCTGCAACAATTCAGAATTCTGCAGCCATTCAATTCGGCGTTGTGCCGAGTGCAAGTGGCAACATTGCTTTCGCTGGTCTCAAAGACGCCCAGACCGGTGGTAATCTCGTATACTTCGGCTCCTTAGCCACATCGTATGCATTGAATCAGGGCGTACAACCTATTGTGCCTATCGGGAGCCTCACAGTATCGGAAACCTAATAAGGAGGTGAGGCGCTATGTTCGATAAGAATCTATTCGACAGAAACGCTTACGACAGAAGCGTCTCTGAAGATGGAATCAACGGGATTCTATATGCGACCTCCTCAATGCGCACTCAAATTGTTATAGCCTATCCGATTCCCTTGCGAACAATTCGTGGCCAAGGCGATTTGAATCCTGGCTTACTTCTTGAGACAAATGTTGGTACTCCGATGGCTGGTGTTGGCGAATTTGAAAACACGCCAATTATTCTTCGTATGGCAATCTCTTGCGACATGTCTGGTAGCGGGCGAATGACGCCCAGGCCGACTGTCATAACTCCGATTTATCCTAATGTAATGACCGGAGAAGGAGATTTCGAATCGAGACGTGACTACGTGCGGCAAAATATGTCCGTGCCATTTGATGGACAAGGAGACATACGGACCGAAATGGTTATGCGTACTCCTATAAATATTGATGAAATAGAAGGTACGGGCGAGCTAACTGGAGAGTTAGTATTGCAACTACCTTTGACCATTAATATGAGCGGCACTTCTGAGTTTATTCTTAGAAGATTAAGCGCTCTAAATGAATCCATCTTTGAATTGGACGGAATTAATTTAATGCCCGGGGAGTCGGTGACAATAGACGCCGATATACTAGTCGTCTTGTTTGGAAGCAAAGAAGATGTGTCTTCAGTAACTACCGATAGTGTTTTCTTCGAATTGTCTCCGGGAGAAAATAATATTTCAATCAAAACCGATTCTGGAGGCGAATTGAACGTTACGGCTATTTGGCAAAACAGATGGCTGTAAAGAGGAGGAGGCGTTTTATTGAAACCGTTAACAGTTTACGATGGGCATACGATGAAACGTCTTGCCTATTTGGCAAAACAGATGGCTGTAAAGAGGA